AAATGACAGATGTATACATTATCAACGGCGATAAATCTGTACCATTGATAATGGTAGCTGACCCAGAAGATAAACATATTGTTTATACTCCATCTGCTTTTGAAAGCAGCAGAATGATAAGTAAAGCATAATCAAAGAGGCGTAAGCCTCTTTTGTTTTTATTAATTGTACAAACTAAAGGATAAATTATGAACCCTTATGAAAAACAACTTTATATTGAGTCTACTTATAACAAGACTCAGGCTCAGCAATTCTTAAAAGAGTTATTGAAAGATACTCTTGAACCATATTGGGAACACTTCCCTGAACCAAAAGACAGAAAGGTAGCTAAAACTATTTGTGCTGCTTTATTAGTTCATCGAAAGATGTATATCCACAATCTTGTAGAAATGATGGTAAAGAAATCTTGGCTACCGTCTACAACAGCAGCAACTAAAATTGCTGAAATCATCATTCAAATGATGGAAGTGGACATGGTTGATTATATCTATAAAGGTGAGTTCTTAGAGATTCATTCTAAATGGTCTATGACTGAAGATATGGTCAATGAGTATAAGAGTAAAATATATAAGCTACCTATGGTTATTCCACCTAATAAGGTGAATATGAACCATGACAATAAGGGTAGTGGATATTATTTAGATAAGAAGGATAGCCTTATCTTAACTCATCATCACTCTAAAAGAATCTGTACAGATGTTATTGAGATACTCAATAATATTCCTTTAGCTATCAATAAAAAAATAGTTAAAAAGGCTGTACATACTAACTCTGGTTGCTATCAAAAAAAGAATGAAAGCAAAGAAGAGTTTCAAGCAAGAATGGAACATTGGAAAATCTTTTTAAAACAAACTGAATTTGTTCATAGAATGATTGGCGATAATCCATTCTTCTTGACACACAAGTTTGATACCCGTGGACGAGTATACGATATGGGATACCATGTCCACACACAAGGCGATAGCTATTCTAAAGCTGTCATTCAGTTGGCTAACGAAGAAGTAGTTTCTGATAGTGTAGACTTCTTCTAAATATAAAGGATAAATTATGAATGTTTATACTGGTTTGGAATATCTAAAAATTGATATTGCCAATAACTTTGGATTAGACAAAGTATCTTTTGAAGAGCGTATTGATTGGTTTAATCGTGAGATTGAACCATATGTGACTAAAGATAGTTCAGACGATTATCTTTGGGATATTATCCCTGAAATCATGCCTGACGAACCAGAGCTGTTCTATGCTGGTTTATTGGCATATAGAGATACTTTAGCTGGTAAACCAACTGGTTATACTATCTCATTAGATGCTGTATGTTCAGGTGTACAGTGTTTAGCAACACTGACATTGAATGAGCCAGCATTGAAAGATACTGGTTTGATTGGCTCTGAACGAGGTGATATTTACTCAGCTATCTACCGTGATATGGTAAATACTATGGGTATCAATGCTACTGAAGCTCAAATTAAAGCCATGAGAACCAGTGCTAAGAAAGCTATTGTTCCTATGATTTATGGAAGCAAACGTGCACCTGAACGTGAATTTCCAGATGAAGTAGAACGCTCAGCTTTCTTACAAGCTGCTGATAAACGTATGGAAGGTTGCTTAACTCTGCGTAATATTCTTATGAATTGTGTAGATGAAAAAGCTACTGAATACGTTTGGGTAATGCCAGATGGACATACTGTTGTTACACCAGTTACTAAACGTAATTGGTATGAAACAACTCTCTCAGATGGATTTACTTTTAAATGGTCTATCTATGAGAAAGGTACGACCAAATGGTATATCAAGAATGCAGCCAATCAAATTCACTCGCTGGATGCGCTAATTATGCGTGAGATGGTTCGTAGATGTAGTTATGAACCAAGAAAGGTATTTGATACCTATAATCTCTTGTTGGGTGTTACCAAAGTAGAGGGAGGTATCTCTACAGCATTTGAGAAAGCCATGATGATTTTGGATAAATCAGAATTTGTTCCTACAAATATCATTGAGGCTATCAATACAACTGAAGAAGTCAATGCTTTGCCTGAATGGGCTAAAGAAAAATTGATTGGTAGGTTGTATCTTATGCTGAAATATAAGCCTTTCGATATGGTAGTCATTCATGATTGCTTTAGAATAGCTAGTAATAACGGTAACTATGTTCGTTATTGGTTCAAGGAAATTATGGCAGAGATTGCTGAAAGCAATATGCTATATTTCCTTTGTGGACAATTACCAAATAATCCAATTACACCTGAATCATTGAACAAGGAAGATAAAATCCGAGTTGCTCAGTTGATTCGTGAGAGTGAATATGGTCTAAGTTAAATTAAGGGGAGCTTACGCTCCCCTTTTTTATTATTGNTTTATTATTGCTGGCTCACAGACGCTCTAGAATGGCTATTGAATGGTTGAGTAAGGGTAAGGTATACCTTGAGCCAAGAAATCAATCCTAGCGCATTCTAGGGCTATTTCTGAACTAGTTAAAAAGGATTAGTACTAAAGTAGTAGTCATCTACTACTAAAGTAGTAGTCCATCTAGTTCTTTTGGAGTATTGACAGACCCTTGAAAAAGGCTAAAAATAAATACTTCTTTTCTTTTTGTCCTTTTTCTTTTCTTGGGTTGAGATAAATATGTTTAATAAGTTCTATGTTCAGTTCAGAGGTAGTAAGACATTGATGGTAGTAGAGACTGCTACTAAGCAAGGTGCTTGGGATATGGTAGTTAAAGATTATGGTGATAAGGTTTATAAGGTATTAACTGAACAAGAGTTGTTTAATATACCTGATAGACATGAGTATACCTTAGAAGGTTACAAACCTCCTTTGGAGGTATATGAACATGACCAATTTAACCCCTAAGTGTGTAGATAATATCTATTTTAATGATTACCACCCAGCTAAAGACCTCTTTCAAAGTATAAGTCTCACTTTTAAAGAAGACATACATTATTACAATCCTAGAGAGGGTGTAATAGTACCTAAAGAATTTCTTGGTGATGAATTATGGAATGCTATTACTTGGATACAAATGAAATTCTAGGATATTACTAGAAAGGTAGTAGCAGCAGTACATAAACAAAAAGATTCTAAAACAGTTGTTACTAATTATTTTAATGGTAATTACAGTTTTTCTGGGGAATCTGAATTTGAACCACCAAAAGAAGCCTTTGATTTAGTCAAGGGCTTTATTTTTATTAATAAGTACCGTGAGATTCCTGAATCCATTAAGAGAATGATGGATGAGGAAGAAGCAGAAAAGATGTTAGAGGGATAATAAATATGAAAATGCCTGAATTAGAATATGAATATGAATCATTCACTAAATTTCATTGTAAAACTTATAGAGAACTATCATTAGGTATTGTTCTTATTGATTACCATGCTCCTTATACTTGTTTAGTGCATAACTACTGTTCAAATATATATAGAGACCAGCCAGAAGAATTAGAAGAGCTTCCTCTAATGCCATATGAAGTTAAAAAGTTAAAAGAGATTGGTAAATACATCACTACTGTACAAAATAGATTTTTTAATAGTAAAGATAGTGTAGAGATTGCTTATTTAATAGAAGTATTCTCTTATATACAAGAAACTATGGAATTACCTGATGGTTTCTTGGATTACTACGACAAAATACAAGCTGAAGAGATGTTGAAAGGGTAATCATGATTCTTAATTGGTTAAAACAGAAGTATCCTGACCATTTTTGTAGTATACGAATATCATGTGTTGACGGTAAAAATTACAAAGCTGTTATTGATGATTCTAAGTTATCTGGAGATATTTCTTACAGTTACGCTAAAACCAGAACTAGAAATCTAAGAGATTTCTATAGGGTAGATACAATTGAAGACTGGAATACTATCCCACCTATCTTTAGGAATGAACTGATTTACTATCTTAGTTATATTCAAAATAAATTTGATAGGATTACTACAAAATGTAAGAAAGGTATCTATTTCAGAGAAGATTTAGGTATTGAACTGAGATTACAGATTAACCCAATTAATTATGAAGAAGCATATCCTCCTACAGATGCTTTTCTATTGGTTAAATGGTTTACTGAGATTCAGTATACATGGAAAGCACCTGAAGAGTTAGAAGAGTATATTGCTAAAGAAATGGCTCTAGAGATGTTGGAAGGCTAGATATGATTAGGCATTTAATGGCTAATGTAGTTAGAGTTGAATATGTTCCTCCAAATCATACAGATACTTATTTAATATTTGATGGTGGTTTATCTAAGTTTGATTTACTAGGCAGTGCTTTAGGCACAATTAAGATGAACCATGATATTTATCATGAATCTGTATACGAGGAAGACTCTCCTGAATGGGTAAGTGAGAAGATTCCAGAGGTCATTCCTTTTATTAGGGCTATTCAGAGTAGATTTGAAAAGCTTATAGAGAACTCACCTACAAATCTTTACTACGATAGTGAATTAGACAGTTGTGTTGAGAATGTCATTCTAGGTGGTTATGGTGATGAACCAATACCAAAGGAAGCATTCTTCTTAACAAGAGAGTATGTGGATTTGTGTATTAATATGAAACCATCTGTTGAACTACTTAAGTGGTATGAACAAATAGAGGTAGATGAATTACTGGAAGGATAATTATGCTTAATTTATTTATGTATGAGTCTTACAGTCATATTGATGGTATACCCTTCAATTATATTAGCTATGGTACAGCTACTAATTTTACAGTAGATTTGATTGATAGTTGTGTAGCTACTATGAATCCTGCGCTTATAGTATATGCTAAAGAACAAGGTAAGTTTAAACATAAACGAAAGCACTACTATCCTTTTCAAGAAGATGTTGGTACTTCTTGCTATGGTGAGTATTCCATAGAGAGAGAAAGTGGTGTTCCTAAAGAAGTAATCATTAAGTTCTACAAACGAGCATATGATACTGAGTTCATAAACACACTTAGAAGTCTAGAGAATATATACAAAAATATTATTTCTAAATATCAAGAAGGATGGTGCGTTAACAGAAAAGGTGTGGTAGCAAGTAATTATGTTAGTTCACCTGCACCTAATAATCCGTTATCTCATTCTCTTTTGCCTTTTCCTAAAGCCAAAGACATGAATCCAGATGCTTTTAAGGTGGTTGAATACTTTATACGAATGCAGAAGCTTCCTGTTAATTGGAAGATTCCAAAAGAGATTAAATTGTTTATTGAGAAGTTTGAAGCTTTAAGTTTATTGGAGAGTTAAACCATGAGTTTAATTATGCATGAATGCTGTATTGATGATGGTGACGTAGAAGTACGTCACTTCTTTTTTGTAGTTAGCGAAGAATACAGTACTGATATTTGTGATTGTGCTTTTCTCACTATGTATCCTGATGTTATGGCTTACATTAGAAAAGAATACCCATACAGTCACCCTCAGGCTAAGACTTCATATGCAAGTATTGTAGATGAAGAGGATATGGATGATAGAGAATTACCTAAGACTGTAATTGAAGAGTATTACAAATGTAGAAACTATTCCAAATATCATGATGCACTTAAAGTACTTCAAGATATTTTTGAGAAACTAACAGAAACTTATGCTGAAAGTTGGGTTGTATCTTCAAAAGGTATAGTAGCTTGTAAGTATGCTATCGTACCTTTTGGTAATAAAGAAACTTCAGAAGCTAAGAGCTTAGCTCGTGAAACTAATCCACACCATGCTATATTCAAAACAGTAGAACACTTTATTACTCTACAGAAGTTACCAGTAGGTGAACCAATACCTGAAGAGATTAATGAGTTCATTAAACAGTACAATGCATTGAAGTTATTGGAAGGTTAATATGTTAGTTAAGGCTTATGCTTATACAGAACAGATGAATGAAGAGGCGTACTCAAGAAAAATCATACATAGTATTGATTATACACTTAATAAAGCACTTATGCTTAAAGATAATCCTATCCTAGAGAGTGTATCTCACTCAATGTACGCTGAAGGAATTAAGATGAGTAAAGTAACTTATCCAGACCCATTGAATGAAGAAGAATTTAATCTATTCTATCCTGTAGAAGAGAAAATTATTGTTTTACAGGACATCTTCTATGATTTGCATAAAGACATTCCCTTTGGTTTATACAAGCTTGACGATATTATAGTAGCTAGTATAAATGAACATTCAAATGTCTATAATTCTTATGTGGATATAGAAAAAGTTCTGAAAGCTGGTTTGATAGTTAAGGGAATGGTTCTCTTGAATCAAGGATATTCACTTCCAAGCCATATTGAGAAAGTCATTGAGAATTACAGTGCAATGAAATTACTAGAGGGTTAGTTATGTCAGCTCTTAATTATTCATTTGAGATAGCTCACGTTACATTGGTAGCTGAAGATAACAGATACTGCGGAAGTATTGATGTTCCAGTTACTAATCAATTTCCTTATGTATCCTTTGCAGAAAGTGTTTTACTGACAGCTTTTAAACCAGGAAACAAACGTGTATTTACAAGTTACAGAGAGTTTACTCTGCTTGAAAAAGGTAAGTTTGAAAATGAATATGACAGGATTGCTGTCTGTCAACAGTACTTCAATGAACTACTGAATGAAACATTTACTAAACATACTATTGTTAATCTTGTTTATACAATAGACCATATTTGGATTACCTCTTATTCACACCTTCATTACATTGATGAGCTTTCCCCCTGTAGATTACAAAACTCACCCTATACAAGAAGGCAGAAAGAATCTTGAAAAAGCTGCTGTTATTGTGGAAGGTATGTATCACTACATTACTTCTGGTAAGTTCACTGATAAGTGTTTAAAGCTTATTGAAGAGTACCAAGCTCTACAGATTCTGAAAGGTTGATTATGCCTGTATTGAAAACAAGAGCAGAGTGTCGTTTAAGTCGAAATACTGTATATAAAGTAGACTACCCATCTGATAAAATTGCTATTTGTTATACTGATTTCTTAAGATTGGAATTAGACATTACTGATAGCTTTGGTATGAATGTTTTAAAAACAGCAAACGTAAAAGCAGTCACAAACTCATACAATCCAGAAGCTCCTGAAGAAATCCATAAATTACTACCTTACATTTCTTATATACAAGATAAGTATGGGGACTGTACCTTTGAGTGTAAACAAGGTGATTACTACAATAAAGAGTTAGATGTTCATATAAGAATCCAGATTAACTCAGACAATTTTAAAACAAATAACAAGCCTCCACTGGAGGCTTTTAAATTAGTTAAATGGTTTATTGAAATCAATACTAATGGACAAGTGCCTAAAGAGTTAATGGAATGTATTGAGCAAGAAGAAGCTATTGAAATGCTAGGAAATTAACCATGAAGAATGAACCAAGCTTTGCACCATTTCGTGTTTATTCAAAATCTTCTAAAGGTAAATATGAAATAGATATAGAGCTTCCTTTTAATATATTTAATCTAAAAGAAGATTTAGCAAGAAGTATTTTTATAACTTTGTATAAACCATATGATTACTTTGTGTATGTTGGCTTAAACCAAGAAGGTTATAGTTCACTTAATAAATATAGAGAGGTTTTTGATGTTATTGCTGATTGTCAGACTATCTTCAATAAATATACTAAGGATATTCCATTTGGTATTTACAATGTAGGTCAAACAGTAGTAGCAATTACTACAAAGAATTATATTGGTAAAAGTGACTATCTTAATATAGATGATTTATATTATACAGAACAAACCAAGGCTATTTGGAAAGAACAGATAAGAAAAGCAGCAATCATTGTAGAGGGAATACTTCAATACAAATTCCACGGAAAGTTTACTGATGAATGCTTGGCTCTTGTAGATGAATACAGAGCAGCTAAAATGTTAGAAGGATGAGTTATGATTAAAAATGTTAAGGTATTTAAGCACAGAGATTTCAAGACAGGAGAATACAATGTTCAACAAGGATTTATGTTCTATTCTGATAATGCACCATGTTCAGATTTACTAAAGAGTGCTGTTGCTACTCGTTTTAATTGTCCACCTAGTGACTTCTGGATGGCAAGTCAAGAAAATGACTTCAGTGGGTATAAAGGTTTTGAGAAAACTTATTTAGAAACCCTGTATGCACAAAAACAAGCCAATGAACAGTTGTTTACTGATTTACAAGAAACGTTTTTACATTACCAAAAGGGTCTTAAAACCTTTCTACATAAAACTGACCCTGTATGGCTCGCTGTTAACTTTAGACACTATACTAGTAAAGGTACTGATGTACCTCCACCAGAATTATATAAACTAATTAAAGCTTTTCTCTATTTACAAGACCACAATCACTATCCTGAGTATGTTAAACCAATAATCTATGGGTACTTAGACTCTAAGATGTTGGAGGGGTAATTAATATGTCAAAATCTCGTGTCTTACTTAAAAAGTATACAGTTAACTTTCATAATAAAGACCATAACATTATCTTTGCTACTAACTTCCTAATTACAGATGGTTTACTTAATACTAAATTAATCATTTCTGCTGCTGGTTCTCTGCGTAACCCAATAGGTTTTCGCACTATTATGGAAATGGATTATGTAGAAGCATCTAAGAGTAATGTACCTCGTCATTTCCTTAAGAAACCTACACTCAGCTTAATTAAGGACATCATAACTGAATACAGTCAATTGATTCAGAAGATACCTCGTGGTTTATATGAGTATAAAGGTATCAGAATCGTACTATCACCTGAAGAGTTCCATAAAGTTACAGAGGAAGATGTAATTGATATGGATTCACTAGACCCTTTGGTTATGCAAACAGTGAAATATGCTACTGCTCTTGTACATGCTTTCATTATTCTACAAACTGATAATAAACTTCCTAAGTGGTTAAATGAAGAGCTTGAGGAACATAGAGCTTTAAATATATTGGAGGGATAGTCATGAGCGTTGATTTAATCAAAATCATTAATAACTCACCTTATGCATACACTCATGCTGTTAACTACTATATAGTTGCCAACCGAGGTATCTACGGTGATTTCCTAAGAAGTGTTGAAACTACCTATTATACTGAAAGAAGAATTACACAGGATTTTATAGACTCAATTAGACCGGATGCTGAGCTATCCGTGTATTGGGAAATGAGTAATGAGCATTTTAATGCTCAAGACTCAAAATATATAAGAACTCCTTCAAAACATTCTTCTCTAGGATTGTTAGAATGGTATGCAGATAAGGAAGACATCACTAGTGTCATGGAAGAGCTAATGAATATCTTTGAGTTCATTGTTAGTAGATGCCGTCCTGACCATTTTATTAAAGAAATTCCTGCATTGGTTTACGATGAGGAACAACAAGACTGGACTATCAGTAAAACTGAGACTGAACCAGTGTTCCTAACAAATGTAATATCTGTTAGAGAGTATCATGTAGATTATGATGACCTTAAGTATATTACTGGCTCTCAGATGATTGATATTCCATTCCGTATTGTACAAGCCCTGCATTACTTCAATAATCTGGTTCGAGCAGAGAAAGTACCTGATTGGGTATACAAAATTATCACCAATTATGAAGCTTATAGATTGTTGGATGCTTAGTCTTCCCCTTTGAGTATCACCAATCAAATAGGTATCTGAAATGAAACCAAATGAATACTACTGCTTAGACAAAGCTTTAGTCCGAATTGACAGCATTGAAGGTAATACTGTTACCTTTATGCTGTACAATGATGATGGTTCTTACTGTAAATGTACTGAATCCATCCAATCTTTAATCCACTTTTTAGGAGCAACAAAATGAAAGTAACACTGGAAGATTTGCTGAAACGTGTAAGCCAAGAAAAAGGCGCACTCGACAAAGCACTGGCTGGTTTGTATGTGTCAGCTAAAATCAAAGCATTGCATGACATCATGCATGAACTGGAAGACATTCCAAAAGAAGTCTTTACAGCTTGCCGTAAAGCTGTAGAACAAGGCGAAGACAAGAAGAACGATTCAACTAACCGTTACTTCCACTTGGCTGATGAATTGGGCAAAGTAATGGCTCGTCATCATGAGCTGTACGATGATAAAGACGATGTGCCATCTGAAGATAAAGAAAAATCAGGTATCACCTGTCTTCATGTTAAAGATGGTGCAGAGTTCACTAATCCTAAAGGTCGTAGCATCAAAATCGTTACCGTATCAGGCGGTAAAGTATGCTACAAAGAACGCTTGGAAAACCATGTAGAATCTGACATCATTGATGTTGAAGAGTTCTGCTATATGCTTTCTAAAGGTGACTTTGAACAGGTAGCTTAACCATGAAAATCAAAATCTACGGTAAACCATCCTGTCCATACTGTGAGAAAGCTAAAGCTTTAGCTGCCTCCTTTGGTGAATACGAATACATCAATATTGTTGCTGAAGGTATCACCAAAGAGAAGCTCTCAGAGATTTGTGGTAAAGAAGTAAGTACAGTACCGCAAATCTTTGTAGATGATGTACTGGTAGGTGGTTATACAGAGTTTGCAGCCAAATACCAATAACCTTTATAAATCCCCTTTGAAGGCTAATGAGAAATCATTAGCCTTTTAATTTTATCCATCGTTACCTTAAAGGAAATTCAAAATGAAAAAAATCAACTATGTATTGAACCAAGAACAAACTAAAAAACGTTTGATGAACTCTGTTAAAGCCAACATCCCTTGCTTGGTTACATCACAACCAGGTGTAGGTAAGTCAGCCATCATCAAACAGATTGCCGAAGAACTGAAACTGAAGCTGATTGACATCCGTCTGACCCAAGTAAGCCAATATGACCTTAATGGTTTACCAGCTATTCAAGGTGATAAGTCCTATTACGCACCTATGAATATCTTCCCTCTGAAGGGTGAAAAGATTCCAGAAGGTTACGAAGGATACCTGATTTTTCTGGACGAGTTCATGAGCGCAGATAAGTTTACGCAGGCGGCGGCTTATAAACTTTTGCTTGACCGTCAGATTGGCGAGTACGATTTACACCCTGACGCTCGTATTCTGATGGCTTCTAACCGTGCTACTGACGGTGCATTGGTCACTAAAATGAATACTGCCATTCAATCCCGTATTACCCATGTGGAAATGGAAGCAAACTACAAAGTATTCACTCAATATGTTGCCAAAGAAGTTGAAAAAGGTAACTGGCATCCATTGGTGTATGGTTTCATCAACTTCATGCCTAAATACATCAACAACTTTGACCCAGCTAAAGAAGTAACAACCTATGCTTGTCCTCGTACTTTGGAAATGCTCTCTAAAGAACTGAAAGCAGGTTTGCTGGACTTGGATTATGAAATCTATATGCCAGCCATTGCAGGTATTGTAGGTGAAGCAGCAGCAACTGATTTCTGTAGCTTCTATGCGACCTATGGTCAACTGCCAGACTACAAAGACATCATTGCCAAACCAGCAACAACACCTGTACCTGAACAGATTGCTGCTAAATGGGCATTGGGTGCATATCTTGGTGAACACATCGAAGAGAAAGACCAAGATGCCGTAATTGAATATGTGAAACGTATTGAAGAAGACGACTTGCGTGTTGTCATCTATCGTATGATTCGCTCTCAAGCACCGTACATTGGCAACAATGAACTGCTGAAAGAAGACTTGGTAGGTATTATTCGCCGTAACAAGAAGTAAACTATCATGAATTATCTGGATAAAGTCCGTACTGTTGAACCAACAGAAATTAATACGGAAAAATATTATGCAGAGAATCTATGGGGTGAAGAGATTGTAAGTTATTACATTCCCTTCACCGATGACACCATGATTATGAATGCTTTAGTCAGACGATTCTTCCCCAGTAAACCTGATGGTTCTATCTTGGTTTATCCATCTCATACAGCAGATAAAGTAACCTTTGAAGTACCAGATGAATACCGTGACTGGTTACTGGAAGAAGCTAATCCAGAAGTACTGGCTAAAGCAATCTATAATCTAGCAGTATTTGACAATATTGCTGATTCCGTCAAAGACTATGAACAGTATGTTGCTGTACAGGAGTTACTAAATGAAAACCGAGTTCAATGAAAAATTAGCAGACGCTAAGCGTATGCTGCTTCAACCACCTAAAAAGAGTGATGACATCCGCTCTAAGATGAGTACATTCATCATTACCATGCTCTATTCTTTTAACATCATTCCATCTGACCAAAACTTGTTGGATGTGAATAAGATGGAAATCAAACTGAATGAAAAATGGTTTGTAGAACTGTCCAAAGAAGAAGCAGCAGGTGCATTGGTTCATTTGGTTTACCATGCAGCACTGCTTCATCCATACCGTAAAGGTGGGCGTGACGAAGAATTGTACAACCGTGCTTGTGATGAAGTTGTAAACCAGATGATTGAACAGTCTGGTTATGTTCTGCCACCTGACGTAGAAGCATCCAGTGAGTATGGTTCTATGGCAATGGAAGCCATCTACAATGTACTTGAACAGAACAAGAACCAGAAACAAAACAATGGTAATGGCAGTGGTAATGGTCAAGGCAAAGGTAATGGTCAGAATCAGAACCAAGGCAATAACGGTGGTCAGAACAGCCTGAGCAACGATATGAACTTCTCTGATAGTTCACCATCACCTCAGCTTCAAGAAGCCATTATCAACAGCTCAGCAGCCTTAAAAGCTGTAACAGGTAAAGATGCAGGTCAAGCATTTGAAACATTGCAGACTGTATTGAATGCCTTACAAGATGGTAGCTTATCTTGGGAAGAGTTATTGCATTCCTATGCAACTGAACTCTCTCGTGGAGACCCAAGCTATCACAAGTTTGAACGCCGTATGATTAATCAAGGTTATTACTTCCCATCTAATGAGGATGTAAATAAACTTGAACATATTATGGTTGCATTTGACGTATCTGGCTCAGTAAGTGAAGAACAAGCTGAACACTTCCTTCGTGAAATTAAGAAGATGTTCACTAACTGTTCACCAGATAAACTGACTATGATGACGTTTAACACCAAAATCGTAGAAACCAAAGAGTTCACTGATGAATCTCAGTTCGTGAAAATGAACTTAAAAATGGGTGGTGGTACAGCACTCGAACCAGTATTTAAATGGGTAGAGAAAGCTAAACCAAACTTTATTGTAGTGTTCTCAGACCTTTGGTGTGACCGCATTGATAAATGCAGTGTACCTACAATCTGGGTATGTATTGACAATCCAAATGCCGAAGTGAACTTTGGCAAACTTATTCATGTGAATGAGGAATTAAAATGATATTCGCAGAGTTTGGTGATAAGCTACAAAACAGATTCTCAGATGATTATGAGCTGAGCGTGAAGATGCGGAAGAAAGCTTTTATGACCCAGTACAAGCTAAATATGCAACACATTGCTAGTACTGAATCTGATGTATGTAGTGTAATGGCTAAACTACTGTATGAAGAAGGATGGGAAGAGTTCTATGAAGCCTTCCCACCTCAAGATATATTTGGGTATCGTCCTCAATTACAAGAGTGGAAAGAAGACGTAATTAAAAATTATTCTATAGTGGCTCTATTATGAGTAAGTATTTACTAAAGAAGTATTTGGATGAAATATCTACTTTTAATACAATAAAAGCTAATGAAGAAAGCTATGAGTCACTACTGACTTTATTAAGTAAAGAGGTAACATCATATTATGTACCCTCTTTTAGTCATGAAAAGATAGTAGCATTCTTTTGTACAATCATTTCTGACCCAAAGTTAACAGATAAGCTCATTACAGCTATCAGTAGCTACAATGACAAGGAAGCATTAGGAGTATTAGATGGATGATTTATTTAATCTCAGAGGTAAAAGGAAATACTATTCTGCTGGTGAAGCTATCTCTCGACTTGATAATGCTTTAGAAGATAATGCAGAACTTACAGGTGAAAGCTACTCTAATATCTCAAATGAACTTCTATATATGCTTACTGAAGCTTTTAAAAAGGTATACCCAGATGGTTTTATACCAACTGAATCCAAGCTTTTTATCCATACTTTCTATATTCTAGCTTTACGCTACTTCCTTAACAGTGCATTCGCTACTGAACTTCAAAAACTAATTCATACTGTCAGAGAAGACATAGATGTTCGTAATATGCTTGACTCTAGTCCTTTAGATGATACGCGAGCAGAAGCTATTACTGAACATTTAATTCAAACCAAATACGCTAATAACAAACACTTAAACAATGACATTCGTGGTTACTCCTACGCAATGTACATTGTTAATAATGCCTATAGAGGATTTCCTATTTACTCTGCTAAGAGTATTGAAGCTGTATTAGACTTTTTTGTCTTTATCACTGATAAACCAGATATGGCTTTATGGACTCAACGAGGACGAGACAGAATAGTATCACCTCAAGCTTCTTTCCTTAGCTTAATCGGTGTAATGATTAAAGTAGAGGAACTAGTAGATAATCTAGAAGCACTTAGACCTAGATTTAATAAAGCTTTAAAGCTATACCGTGAAAGGTTCAAATAATGACATCTGAACACGATAAATTCTTAAAAAATAGAACAAGCTACTTCAATTGCAAAATTAAAAATACAGCTTCATATCTTGCTAACAAATTTAAAAATGAACCTTTAGTTATAAGACAGATTCTAGCAATTTCCATCATTCGTTGTATTATCACTTATATAACAACAAAAACATTCAAAGAAGATTTCGATAAACTGGTTCAATTTATTGAAAATAGCCAGATTGTAGATGACCTGTTAGAAACACCAATACCTACTGAAGATGAATTAGCTAAATATTTTCCTCAATTAGTCTGCAGTACAACAGGAACTATTTATCATGATTTCCGTTATGAAGCATATGCAAAATTAACAAATCCTTCAGGCAGAGATGTAAAAATTGGAGGTATTACTAATTTAACTATTGCCTTCCAAATAGACAAAATGATTGATGATTCAGTGAATCATCATTATATGTTCCGTACTGAGTCTCATAAATCCAATGGTACTTCAGAGTTTATGTTTGCTTTTACTCTTTTGTTACTGGCTTCAGTGCCTTTTGCTCAAAAGACTATTAAATATCTTGAAGACCTGTATCTTATGGAGACTAATCCTTTCCGTTTGTTTGGAGAGAACCATGTTCAACAATCTTAAGTGGTTATGGTTTAAACGTAAAATAAACAAAAAGAATGCAGGTAGTTTATCTGATGACTATCAAGGAAAGTTAACTCAAATACTTTCTTTATTTGAGACTACAGATATTACTTTTGATGAATTACCTTATAAATACATTGATAAAACTCTTCAACTATATTGCCAACATCCATCATTCCGTGAACCAGTAAAAAGCTTAGCTAGAGATATTATAGACGAAGCTACTGCTGCAATGATGTTGGAAGTAGAAGACACTAGAGAGCCAATGAAGAAACTATGGAGTGAGTATGAATTAGTAGAACATACTAGAGACTTACAGTGGTGGTTCATTGCTTCTTTAGACAGAAAGACTGCTTTATCTCCTTATTTTCCAACTTATGAGACTCTTAAGAGAGAATTGAAGTTTTTATATCATATGTATACAGCTAATATCTTTAAATGCAGAACTTTACGAAGACTTCCTGATTGCATTACTTATGCAAAGATTATGGTAAGTGTATTAGCTGATGAAGATATTTTGGCTATCTATGAAGAGACCTACAATGAATACCGAAAAGGCAACTAACTCTCAATTAGAGATTATGGATAGCCTTAATCCTCATATTAGAGATATTGGTTTTACTAAGTATGAATGGGAACAGCTTGAATTACTGTTCTTTTTAAAGGCTTTTCATAAGGATATTCCATCAGCCACTATAATGGCTTTAAGTGATTTCTTGAAAGCATACCTCAAGACTGAATTGCCATTACCCATTGGGTACTTAAATACAATATTTAAATCCAATGAACTCAGACAAGATTTGTTACAATTACTACTTTATGTCCAACAACACAGAGAAAACTCATGATTACAGCTAAAATTATTGCAGACAGCGTATGGGCAGGTAAGCGTCTGATTACCCTTCAACTACGCTATCCTCGCTTCATTCACAGCGAAGTAATGACTCACCGTGTATTCTCACGTTCTGCTTCATCTTCTCGTGCAGTACCTATTCAAAAGACTATTGACCAAGTAATACAAGAGCCTGCTCATCCTATCCACTTTGGTTTAAACCAAGCAGGTATGGTTGCAGAGAAAGAAGCTGATGAAGCAATCCAAGAATGTGCATTGAAGCTATGGCTCAAAGCCAGAGATGAAGCAGTAAAAGTAGCTGCTCAGTTGGCTCATCTGGGTATTCACAAACAAGTGGTTAACCGTATTCTTGAGCCATTCCAATTAATTGATGTAGTGGTTACGGCAACTGATTGGGATAACTTCTTCAAACTTCGTTTGGCTTCAGATGCTCAACCTGAAATTCATGAACTAGCTAAACAAATGAAGAAAGCTATTGATGAATCTACACCTGAACAAACTTTCCTACACGTTCCTTATGTAACCTCTGAAGAGCGTGTACAAATCACTCAGGAATATGGTGATAAGGCTACTCAGGTATTGCAACGTATCTCTGCTGCACGATGTGCTCGTGTAAGCTATAAGAACCATGACCAATCTAATCCAGTGATTGAGAAAGACTTGGAATTAGCTGAACGTTTATGGGTAGCACAACACTTGAGTCCTTTTGAGCATCCAGCTCGTATTCAAATGGTAAATGCACGATATGCTAACTTCACTGGTTGGCAGTCATATCGTCACTCACAAGGATTGTAATATGAAGGCAGTAATCCTCTATACAGGATTACTTGATAGCCAAAGCTTTCAATCTCTGTATGGCTCAAGAGTTAAAAAATATAACTTGAGCCATATCAGTTTTACTGCTACAAGTCTAAATGCAGGTAAATTAAATGCAGCAGAAAAACGAGAGTTCTTGGCTTCTCTTAATCTTGAACAATATGATTATATTCTCTGCACTGATGCAGACTTTTTCAAAGTTCTAACAAACCAAAAAAGAGCAGCCAATTCTATTGGAGAGCTATTTCCTTATGGTCAATCTTCCCAAGCTTCTTACATTCCATCTATCCAAGCATACAGCTTTAATCCATCAAAATGGGGAGAAGCTATCGACAGAGCTTTTGAGACTATTTCCAACCATATTAATGGTAGTTATACAGCAGTTGGTTCAGACATTGTTCACTCTGCTGTTTACCCTGACACTCTGGATGGTATTAAAGACATCCTTAAACTTCTAAAGACTAAACCAGCATTAACAGTAGATATTGAAACCACTGGCTTACAGTTTGGTAAGGATAAGCTTTACTCTATTGGTTTTGCTTGGGATAAACATAATGGTACTTCATTCCTTGTGAATGAAGAGGTTAAACCATTACTCAGAAATTTCTTTGATACCTATACAGGTAGGCTGATTGCTCATAAGAGTAACTTTGACTTCACAATGCTTATCCTTGAACTTTATGGTTCATTTGGTAAGACAGCAGCTCATCTACAAGGTATCTCTACCTTATTAAGCAATTACGATGACACCAGATTCATTGTATATTTTGCTACTAACTCATGTGCAGGTAACAACCTTGCATTGAAAGACTTGGCTCAACCTTTTGCTGGTAAATGGGCTATTGACGTTACAGATGTAACCAAACAACCAGTTGATGAGTTACTTCGGTATAACCTCATTGACTGTCTATCTACATGGTATGTGTATGACACATACTATCCTAAGATGGTTCAAGATGAACAAGTAGAAATCTATAACTTGTTTAAAGAATTTCAGAAAGACTGTATTCGTATGCAGTTAAATGGACTTCCTATTGATTTACCATCTGTCCATGCTTTAGCTAATGACCTTGAAAAAGAAGGCAAAGAGCTTGAAGAAGAACTTCGTAACAGTCCTATCGTTAGAGAAGCAGAGAAGCTGTTAGCTATCAATAAAGCCAAAGCAAGAAACCTCAAATTAAAGGTAAAGAAAGTAGATGCAAATGACTGCTTAGAACCTTTTAACTTTGGTTCTAGTAAGCAGTTGGCTGTCTTGTTCTATGAAATTATGGATTTACCCATTCTTGAATATACAGATAGTAAACAGCCTGCTACTGGTAAGAAAGTTATTGCTAAGCTTCTGAACCATACAACAAGAGATGACTACAAAGACATCTTAAGTAAAGTATCTGCTTTAGCTGATGTACAGAAAATTCTGTCTGCTTTCATTCCAGCATTTAAATCTGCTCAACAAGGACATCTGTCTGGCTCATTCAATCTATGTGGTACTGTCAGTGGTCGATTGAGTTCTTCAGAGCCGAACATGCAGAACATGCCTGCATCAGGCTCTAGATTTGCTAAACCAGTAAAGAAATGCTTTAAAGCACCAGAAGGTTGGGTATTCTGTGGTATTGATTTTTCGTCCCTTGAGGATTACATATCAGCACTGACAACCAGAGACCCTAACAAATTAAAAATTTATCTTGAGGGCTACGATAGCCATTCATTCCGAGCATATGCTTATTTCAAAGATAAGATGCCTGATATTACTGAAGCACTGGAGAAAGCTAATAAACCAGAAGAACGGGTTGAAATTATCAATAGTATTCAGACTAAATACAAAGATTTACGTCAGTCCAGTAAGCCAGTTTCATTCGCATGTACTTATGGTGGGACGTACAAAACCCTCATGACTAACTGTGGCTTCTCAGAAGATTTGGCTAGACAAGTAGAAGCTAGTTACCATGAACTCTACAAAGTGTCCGATGAGTGGAAAGCAGCTCGTATGGAAGAAGCCAAGAAAACAGGCTATGTTACTTGCGCCTTTGGTTTGAAACTCAGAACACCATTACTTCAGAACTGGCTTAAATCAAAGTCTAATATGGTAGCAGCAGAAGAAAGAACTGCTGGTAATGCATTAGGACAATCATGGTGTATGTTGAATAACAGAGCCATGAGAGAGGTAATGAAACAAGTAGATAAAGACAAAAAGTCTCTAGATATTCTTCCAGTAGCCGCTATCCATGACGCGAATTACTACCTTGTAAGAGAGAATGCAGAGACTATCCACTACCTGAATAAGCTAGTCTGTAAAGCAGCTTCATGGCAAGAAGACCCTCTGATTGCACATGATGCAGTTAAGATACATGGTAACTTAGACTTGTTTATCCCTGACTGGAGTGAAGGACATACTCTTGCTACAGATGCTACTGTAGAGGATATTCAAGCCATCTTAGACAACACAAGGGAAAATGCATGATTATTGAAAATAAAAAGTATGTCAGTAAGTACATGAGACAAGTCGATGACCTAAACGAAGGTTACGTCTGGGAAGTAGGTTACTGTCATGATTTAGTAGACTCTGCTGGATTTGCTTCACAAGCTTGTCTTAAAGAGTTTGAACCAATCATGACATTCACTTCCTATGACGAAGCTACTAAATTTATGCAACGTATTTAAGGAAACTACTATGGCTGAATTGATTTTGACCCAAGAAGAAAAAGATACTTCTACATACCTTGAATGGTCTGATGAAGCTTTAGGTAAAGCTGTTAAGAAATTAGCACTAGACCTATCTATGGGTGATGATGCTTTGAGTATTCAAAGTATGCTCATCCTGATGGTAGGTGTATTAAATAAGTATGGTGTAGGTAATGCTATCCTAAAATTAGAAGGTGTTACTCATAAAGACTCTTCTATAGGTAACTGGAAATGCACCATTGAAAAGATTACAGAGGAATCCAATGGACAAGGTAATCAAGAAGATTAATAAGAAAATCCATGAGCTTAAAAAGCAAATGGGTACTCAAGCTACTTTCAGTTATATCACTCAACAGAAAGACTTCATAAAAAAGAATATTCTTCCACCTACAATTGGTAGTACTTATTTTACATGGACTACAGTAAGTGTAAGAACACTCATGAAGTCTAATAATACCTTTACAGAGGAAGATAAGCTTAAATTCCTTCTGTACTTTGATACACTGAAAGATGCATTCAAAGAAAACAAACCTGATGGTTTTATCCGTATTACAGCTATGGCTTACTTGGTTCAGATGCTGATTGAACATCTACGAGACAATGATGTTCTTGATGTAGATGATGAACTCAGTGAACAGTTTGAAATATTCAGAACCAATCTAGAGAATTGGATGAGAAGCATCTCTGAGCGTAAGAAGAAAACTGGTAAGTGGGGATTATCAGGTGATAACTACAATGAAATTGATAACTTTCGGGAAATGACATCTGCTCTGTTAGATGCTTGTACAGTTGGTGAATGGTATACTGCATTCTTTTTATGCTATTACCGATTCCTTGCAACTCGTATTGGCATTAAGACATTTGATTTCGTTACCGAGATTTAAACATGATTATTGCTATTGCTATTATTCTTGCTATTCTGCTTATCATATTCGTGAAAGCTATCAAAATGTTCTCCGACAAAGAGAATCACTCAGATACTAAACTGATGAAACTTCTGGTTTGGACAGCATTACTAGTATGGACACTGCTTTTACTTGCCATGACCTATTGCATGACAACTCCACTTAATGAAAGGAAGACCCATGAAACTGAAATTCTACAAAAAGAACTTCATAAACCAACGTACCGTACAATTAGTTCTACCAATTAATTCACCTCTGAAACTTGCTTTCACTGATACTAAACCAGACTTTTATTACCAAGATTCTGATAAAGGCTGGTTAGCAGATGGTTACTTGGTAGATGTAAATACTATTATATGGTTTGGTAACAAGAATGTAGCTGAAACCAGCCCATCAAAAGAGCTACAAAAGACTTATTACGACCAGATGTGTATTGCCAAGATTGATTGGGAACGAGCAGCTATTCTTACTGCATTCATCAAAGCAGCTCTAGATGAATATGCAGAATCCATCAAAAACTTTTCTAATAGTTAAGGAATCAATATGATTACTCAAATTAAACGTTGGCTGGAAACAGCTTTCCCTAAACCAACAGAAAAAGACCAAGCTACTCAAATTGGTGTTCATCTGGAAGAAGTAGCAGAGTTTATGGAAGCTATTGGCTCGCATAAAACTGCTACTATCTTGGTTCAAGATGTATCTGATAACTTCAAACAAAGTCCTAACATCTATCAAGATGCAGACGGTAATGCAATTACCTTACCTGAAGACTTCAAAATTCAGATGTTAGATGCTCTTTGTGACCAAATCGTTACAGCAACTTCTGTAGCTCATTCTATGGGCTTTAACATCGTAGGTGCTATCAAAGAAGTGAATGCCTCTAATTGGAGTAAATTTGAAGACGGTAAGCCTCTGTATGATGCCAATGGTAAAGTCATCAAGGGTAAACACTACTTCAAACCAAACCTCAAACCATTCCTGACTAATGATGGTTCTGAAGAATTGACCAATGACCCAGTTGAACCAAACCACTACAAATCCAAGAAACACCAATGCATTGAGTTCTCTCGTTATATGCCTTTTGCCTTGGGTAATGCTTTTAAGTATGTATGGCGATACACTGACAAGAATGGTATTGAAGACCTTGATAAAGCATCTTGGTACATCAAAGATTACCTTGCTAATAACAAGTTGAAAGACGTTATCTCTGGTGAAGAGTATGATGTATTAATGGATAAGTTAACTGATTGTGGATTCATGCGTGAACAGTACCTTATCTTACATCATATCGTTACATTCCTTTTAAAGAAAGAAGAACGCCGTTTGAATGCTTGTTTGATTCTTATTGATGCCTTGAAACGAGGTAATACAGATGAAGTACCAAGTAAGTAGTGATACCTACTGGTTAGACCCAGTAACTAATCCACCACCAATGGGTACTAAGATACAAGTCCTAAGTAAATACAATGTAGCCTCTATTGGTACATTTCAACCTGACTTTCATGTGGGTTGGTATCCATTACTTAAAGTACCTAAAACCATTAAAGAAAGAATCCAAAATGAACGTAATTCTTGATTTTAAAATTGCTCTGGCAATCGTCAGTTTGATTATTGCTTTTGGCATCTTCTTCTACAATCCTATGGTGTATCATGCAAAAATGTTGAAACTTCGTAAAGAAGTAGATGACTTACGAAAAGCTGTTAAGATTCTTGCTTTGCAAGTTGACCTTCAAATGCTAATCCACAAAGTTAGTATTGCAGAAGATGCTGAAGAAACAAAAGAACAACCTAAAGACTAACCAAAGGGGACTTAGTTCCCCTTTCTTAATTAAGAGGAATATATGCGTAGACGTATTAATAGCTTTCAAGCCATGAGAAAGATTAAAATGAAAGCTCTTTCTACTCGTAAGGTAAAAACCAATGTTCACAAACAAAACTAACCTACCATTACCAATGGCTATTTGGTTGGCTCATGATGAGTATATGTATGCTAAGACAAGCAATGAGCTATCTACTACTACATTACTCAAGTCACCAAGACACATCATTGCTACACGAAGAGCAATGTATCCTGAACAGTTTCCATCTTATTTAAAAGGTGAGACTGTACCTGTTGATATTGATGTGATGGATATGACTGCTGCTCGTTTTGGTACAGCTATCCATAGTGCAGTAGAGAATGCAATCACAAATGGCTCACAACAGGCTCTAGCTGCTCTAGGAACGCCATTGAGCCAAGCAGCTAAACTAGTAGTCAATCCAACTTCCGACAGCCTTCCTGAAGGCTCTATACCCATCTATTTGGAACAACGTGCTTGGAAAGATGTAGGTAACTTTGTTATCTCAGGACAGTTTGATATTGTCTTCAACGGACAAGTACAAGATATTAAGACTACTGGTACATATTCATGGACTAGTGGTATCAATGACGATAAGTACATTAAACAGTTATCTATTTATCGTTGGCTCAGCCCAGAGTTAATTACCCAAGACACTTGTCGTATTAACTTTGTATTTACTAACTGGAATCAACATTTAGCTTTTAACTCTGATGATTATCCTCAATATAGAGTGATGTCTAAAGAACTGCCCTTAATGTCTTTACAAGAAACTGATTTATATATCAGACAAAAACTAGCAACACTAGAACGCTATTGGCTTTCCCCTTTAGATGAGATTCCTTGCTGTACTGAAGAGGAACTTATGAATGGTGTCAAAGTAACCTACAAGTATTACAAGTCAGGTTACGTTGAAGGAAAACGCTCTACTAAAAATTTTGATTGCATTGCAGATGCAGAGCAGTATAAAATGCAGCAAGGTGGTACAGGTGAGATTGTAACTCATGTAGGTAAACTAAATTATTGTCCCTACTGCCAACCTTCAGAGCCAGCACCATTAACTTTTGAATCTAAACACAAACTGGAGATTGTATAATGTCTAACAAAACTGTAATCAACAACAACACTCTTTGTAAAATTGTTGCTGAAAAATTGGGTAAAACTGTAGTAGAAGTAAAATCTGTATTAGATACTTACCAAGACTTGCTGAAAGAATACTTGGAACAAGAGAATACTGAAGTACGTCTGAAAGGTATTGGTACTCTCTACAAGAAACCTGCTTATCAACGCTATTTCAACCCATTGGGTAAAGGTGAACCTGGTCTTTACACTGTAGAAGCACGCTACAAATTGCGTCACAAACCCAAAAAGCAAAAATAAAACATCAGTCATCTGATAAAATGCCAGCTTTTCTAGCTGGCTTTTCTTTTTAGGAGTTAATTATGGATTATGCATCCTTAGACTACAATCCAATGGTAGAAAAGATTGTAGATGTGCTTGTTCAGAAGACTCAAAATGCAAGTAGAGAGTTCTTCCGATTGCAAGTCAATTACTATCTTGGGTTAATGGTTTCCAGTATGAACATGAAACTGGATAGCCCCATCACTACCAAAGTACCTATTAATGTATATGGTGTTAACTTAGCGCATTCTGGTTCAGGTAAGGGTTTCTCTACCAATTTCCTTGAGAACCAAGTAATTCACCGATTCAAGGACAAATTCCTGTATGACGTTATGCCTAAGAAAGCAGAACTGTCTATGGAAATGGAAGCAATTAGCAGAGCTAACATCTTAGGCTGTACTGACGCTGAAGCTTTAGAGAAGATTCAGAAAGAATATGCTTCCTATGGTGCTTACAAGTTTACCTTTGATAATGCTACAAGCCCTGCTATCAAACAGTTAAGAAACAAACTGTTACTGGCTAAATGTGGTGCATTGAATCTTACTGTAGATGAAATTGGTGCTAACTTGGCTTCCATTGAAGAACCATTACATACCTATCTGGAACTGTATGATAAAGGTTTGGTTAAAGACAAACTGACCAAGAATACCGATACCAATACACGTTTCCATGAAATGTTTGGTATGACACCAGCTAATTTACTGCTGTTTGGTACACCATCTAAGTTATTGGATGGTTCTCGTAATGAAAAGACTTTCTTTGAGCTTTTAGAGATGGGTTATGCTCGTAGATGTTTCTTTGCATATTCCAAAAAAGATAGCAAATTAACTGACCTTACAGCAGAACAGTTGTATGACATGATGGCTAATCCAGCTTCTGAAAAGGAAATTGAAACCATCTCTCTACACTTAGCTAAATTAGCTGAAGTAGCTTTGGTTGGCTCAACCATTGAAGTACCTAAAGACGTAGGCATCAAACTGCTTGAATACCGCCGTCATTGTGAAATTGAAGCCTCTAAGCTTCCTGAACATGAAGAACTGCTTAAAGCAGAGATGAGCCATCGTTACTTCAAAGCATTGAAGCTTGCAGGTGTTTATGCAGCTATTGAGGGTAGCTTTGAAGTAAGTGAAACCAATCTGAACCAAGCAATCCGCTTCACTGAGGATTCAGGCGTAGCCTTGAAATCTCTTATGAAACGTGAAAAACCATACGAGAAGTTAGCTAAATTCATTGCAGAAACTGAAGGTGAATTGACTCAAGCAGACTTAGTAGATGCACTTCCATTCTATCGTGGTGCTCAATCATCTCGTAATGAAATGATTAACTTGGCTTGTGCTTGGGGATACAGCAACAATATCCTGATTAAGAAACAATTCCGAGATGGTATTGAGTTCCTATCAGGTGAAGGTTTAGTTGAAACTGACCTGACTAAACTAATTGTTAGCTACTCTAAAGATTGGGCTGATGGATATCTCAATGACCATGCAAACTGGACAAACAAAGGTATTGTTAAGCTCTTAGAGCAACCAGAATTTAACTGGTGTAATCACCATACTGTAGACGGACATCGTTCAGAAGCAGACATGATTGCTGGTTTCAATATCTTGGTTCTAGACATTGATGAAGGTACTTCCATTGATGTGGCTCAACAACTGCTTTCAGAGTATGAATACATTTTACATACTACTAAGAGCCATCAGATTGAGAAGAATGGTAAAATATGTGATAGATACCGTATCCTTCTTCCAATGAGCCATACACTGAAATTGAATACTGAAGATTACAAAGCATTCATGGCTAATATTCAAGAATGGCTACCTTTCCCAACAGATACAGCAACATTCCAACGTAGTAGAAAATGGGCAACAAACCATGAAGCTATATTCTACTTGAATAGTGGTGAATTGCTGGATGTTCTACCATTTATCCCTAAAACCAGTAAAGAACAAAACTATAAAACAGAACGTAAACCTCTTGAGAACCTTTCTAACATCGAAAGATGGTTTGCTGTTCGTATGGTTCAAGGTAATCGTAACAATGAACTGTATAAATATGGTGCTATGTTACTGGATTCAGGTATGAGTTTAGACAACGTTGAGCGTCAAATCATCGACTTCAACAGTCGTCTATCTGACCCTTTGAGCGAACAAGAATTAGCTCATACTGTATTTAAATCATTAGCTAATAAAGGAGTGTAATAACGCATGGCAAGAATGTTATTGTTAGTGGCTGGTACTGCCGCAGGTGGTAAATCCAGCTCACTACGCAACCTACGAAACCCAGAGAAAGTATTGTATCTTGGTACAGAAGCTAATAAACCATTACCCTTTAAGGATGGTTTTAAGAAGCTTCAAGGTGGCTTGAACAATCCAAATGATGTATTTCAGTTGTTTGATATGTTTGAGAAAGACCCTAATCTTGACACTATTGTCATTGATTCAATCACTTTCTTGATGGATATGTTTGAATCTATGAATGTGTTGACCAGTGCTAACACAATGGCTGGTTGGTCAAACTATCAGCAATACTTCAAAAAAATTATGCAGGAATATGTAGCCAAATCTCAAAAGAATTGGATTTTCCTTGCACATAACTTTGAAGAACTGAAACCAAACGGTGAAATGAAATACTATGTACCAGTTAAAGGTGCATTGGCTAAAAATGGCTTAGAAGCCTACTTCTCACTGGTAGTATATGCAAGACGTGTTCCTATCAAGGAATTAACTAAAATGGAATATGACTCTGAAATCCTGCATATCACACCTCGTGATGAAGCAGTAGGTTATAAACACGTCTTCCAATTAGACGTGACTAAAGACCTTGCAGATAGCCGTATTCGTTCCCCTCTGGGTTGTTTCAATCCAAACCAAATCTTTATGGACAATGATGTCCAACTTTTGTTAGACCACTTAGAAAACTTCTATTACCCCGAAGAAAAGGAATAAAATATGTTTAATATGAATGACATTAACATCGCAAATGATGTAGCTACTGAAGAAGACAAACTTGGCGGCTTTGAGTTGTTGGAATCTGGTGTATACACTGCAACTATCGAATATGCTTACGGTTATGTAAGCTCAGGCGGTGCTCAAGCTATCTCTGTAGCCTTTAAAGTAGGTGAAGATGGTTATCCATTGAACCGTACTTTCTACATCACCAACAAAAAGAAAGAAGCCTACTACACTGACAAATCAGGTCAGAAACACTTCTTGCCTGGTTTTAACTTGGCTAATGCTTTGGTTTATGCAGCTACTGGCAAAGAATTGCCTAATGTTGAAATTGCCGAACGTACTCTGCCTATCTATGACTTCAACCAACGCAAAGAAGTACCTACTCAAGTACAAGCTCTGATTGAATTGGCAGGTGCTAAAGTTGCATTGGGTATCCAAAAAGTCCGTGCAAACAAACGTGTTAAATTGCAAGATGGTTCTTACGGTGAGTCACCTGAAGAAACATTCTTCAATGAAATTGACCGTGTATTCGTCCTGAAAGACAATGGCGTATATACCTTGCAAGAATCCAAAGCAAATGCAGCACCTGAATTTGCTACTAAATGGGCTGAAAAATGGAATGGTAAAGTTAACGACAAGTACAAAGAAGTACAAGGCTCTGCAAGCTCACAAGCTGGCTCTAGCATGGCTTTGAACATTGGCTAATGCCTAACCATTGCTTTAAGCTAGAAAGCCCTTTAGAGGTCGTCTATGGGGCTTCTAAGAAGACTGGTAAAGAGTATAGATTCAGACTCAATCTGAACCAATACAGAAATACCCATTACATTATCCTGAATAAAGCTAAAGTAGCTTACAAAGACTTGATGAAGCCTCAGATTGATAAGCTTCCATCTATGAACCAAGTAAGTATAGAATACAGAGTATTCCCTGCTACTAAACGTGCATTTGATTTATCTAATGTATGTACAGTAGTAGATAAGTTTCTTTGTGATGCTTTAGTTGAATCAGGTAAACTTCCAGACGACAACTTCAACCATCTACCTGAAATCACTTACACATATGGTTCAGTAGATAAAGACAACCCTAGAGTAGAGGTATTTATATGTCCGAAACAACCCAACAACCCGTAGCGAACCAAGAACAAGAAGACAGTACCTTTGGTCGTAACTTGGTTCAGTATGACCCTAAAGAACCACGTTATGATGTTCGTAATGCAAAATTGTTCTTAGCTGCTACAGCAGATATTTGTTATGCTGCTATGCAAAAAGCAGATAGTCAAATGGAACAGATGATTCTGTCCAATGCTATTAACAAAATCGTAACAGCAGAAGCAGTAGTTACAGCTTCCCTTTTACGAAATGAAGAAACTAAGTTAGAATAGCAGTGCATTTGGATTTCCAACCGACTTAGCCAACCTACTTATGTGGGTTGGTTCTTTTTTATAAGGAGATTCTATGGATAATATGTCTTACAGTACCTTCTCTAAAACCAAGAATGATGCACTTAAAGAACCAATGTTCTTTGGTCAACCAGTTAATGTTGCTCGCTATGACCAGCAGAAATACGAAGTATTTGAAAAGCTTATTGAGAAGCAGATTTCATTCTTCTGGCGACCAGAAGAGATTGATGTATCTAAAGACCGAAGAGATTATGCTACCTTACCTGAGCATGAAAAACATATCTTCATTAGTAATCTGAAATACCAAACTTTACTTGATTCTATTCAAGGACGAAGCCCTAACGTAGCATTATTGCCTTTGGTTTCTATTCCTGAATTGGAAACATGGATTGAGACTTGGAGTTTCTTTGAAACCATCCATTCTCGTAGCTATACACACATTATCAGAAATATTGTAAATGACCCTTCGGTTGTGTTCGATGACATCGTAAATAATGAGCATATCATTAAACGAGCCAATGACATTGCTTACTATTATGATGATTTGATTGAGTACACTCAGTATTACAACTTGTTTGGTGAGGGTACTCATACAATCAATGGTAAAACCATTACAATGTCTTTGAGAGAGTTGAAGAAGAAGCTTTACCTCTGTTTGATGTGTGTAAATGTACTAGAAGCTATTCGTTTCTATGTATCATTTGCTTGCTCATTCAGCTTTGCAGAACGTGAACTGATGGAAGGTAATGCTAAGATTATCAAGCTTATTGCTCGTGACGAAGCCTTACATTTAACCAGTACACAGCACATGATTAATCTGCTTAAATCAGGTGTAGATGACCCTGAATTTGCTGAGATTGCTAAAGAAGTAGAAACAGAATGCTATCAAATCTTCATTACAGCAGCAGAGCAAGAAAAAGACTGGGCTGAATACCTATTCAAGGATGGTTCGACCATTGGCTTGAATAAAGAGATTTTGAGCCAATATGTAGAATACATCACAAACATCCGTATGCAGGCAATAGGAATGAAATCAATCTTTCCTAATGCTACCTCTAATCCAATCCCTTGGATTAATGCATGGCTGACATCTGACAATGTTCAGGTAGCACCTCAAGAAGTAGAGATTACATCTTACGTTGTAGGACAAATCAATGCTGAAGTGAGTGTTGACGACTTCGAGAACATTGAAATATAATTCACCTCGTTCGCAGGACATTCAGCTAATACAGCGGCTTGGCTCCTTTCACCCAGAAAAGATGAATGTTCTGAAAAAACCATCTGGTATGATGTGGTTTTAAATATCTTAATCTACCTGAATTTTTCAAAAGAGTTTGAAATACATAATATATCCTTTATAAGCAGGCAGTTTAGCTGTCCCAGTACACTGTAAGCTGGTCTAAGGTCTATTTAGCCTAGCCTCGTTAATTTTTTAATCTATGTAAAACACAAGATACGGTAAGAGTTAAACATAGAGTGAGGCTAGCCTAAATAGATTTTTAATTGGAATCTCTGATGAACGAATACACCTTCTCATATAGATTTGATAATAAACTCTGGACTGTTAGTATTTATGCTAATAGTGAAGAAGAAGCTAAAAGAAAGTTTTATGCTCTCAAAGAGAATGGTCAATATGAGGGTGAGATAGTTTGTAAGATAAACGTAACTAAACCAACTAACTTCATCAGAACCATCTACACAAAGATTAAAAGTTTTATGCGCCTATAGTTTAATTGGATAAAACAGCAGGCTTCTACCCTGTATCCCATCGAAGGGCTAGTTCTAGGTTCGAGTCCTAGTAGGCGTGCCAATTAACCCCTGCCATCTAATACTCCATAGTAACGATGACTTAGAGAGAACTTCGGTTCTCTCATTTTTTTATTCCAGAAAGGTGAACCATGAAAATCAACTTGACCCAAGAAGAAATCAAACACGCATTACAACTGTATTGTAATCTGATGTTGAATGTACCAACTGAAGTAGCAGACTTCAAAGTAGGTTGGGAAACCTCTAAAGATGGTGCAGACCGTACCTACAATATCGACATCTTCACTCAGATGGAAGATATGACCATCATGCCTAAACCACGCAAAGAAAAGAAAGTAAGTACACTGAGCCAAGAAGATTTGGATAAAGTGCAACACTTGCTTACTTTGTTGGCTACTGACCCTAAAGGCAATCTGAAACAGATTGATGAAGAGTTAGCTCAGGCTTCTGAAGGCGTTCGTAGTCGTATTCAAGGTAATGCTGTCTATCAGGAAGTAGCAGATAAACCTGATGAACTAACATCGCCAACACCAGAAGAACAAGCAGCTAATCTACATCTGAACCTTTCAGGTGAATAACCATGAAGAATTGGCTACCGTTTGCTATTGTGGTAGCAGGTATCATTGCGTATACTTACAAAGTAGTGTTCTTGATTGCAATACTAGTGTATGTAATAGCCGTTATATGGTTAGTTAACCTTGTCTATAAAGATGGAGAGTAAGTTATGAAAGGTTGGAAATACTATCTTCTTGTAACTCCTTTTTACATTTTAGTAACACCATTTGTTACTATCTGTTTGCTTACAGAGTTCTGGATTATCATGATGACAGGACTACGCTTATTGGCGATTGTGCCTCTATACTCTATTATAGGTGTAGCAGCTATCTTTGAACCAAAACTAATAGACAATAACTTAGATGGTAATGCTAAACATAAGTTAAGTGTCATTAAACAAGTTATCGAAGATGAGTTTGAGGATAGTAGATTCTTCCTTAAATACTTTCTGCTAATCTTCCGTGAATCTAAAGACATTTAATAAAATAAACCCCTAGATTTCTCTAGGGGTTTTCTTTTAGAACCAACTAAATACTTTATGTAAGTAGTGAGATTCTACACCATCTAAGATATTTGAAGGGCTAGTTGCATAATCCCATGACTTATCTAGCGGATTGCCTATTGGAACTGTAGTGAATCCAGTAACCTTACCTAAGCCATAGACCGCAGCAGTTCTTCTGGTTTGTCTTCTAGCCATTTTCCAAATTACTTTTTGGATACCTGTAGCATAACTCATAAACCAAGTCAGACCCATAGCATTAGCATAGTCAAACAATGCACCTCTATTCATAGAGTAGTTCACGAACTCTTCTAATGTGATACTCAATGCTTCTTTTGACTTGAGTCCCTTATCTTTAGTTAAGTGGTCATACAATACAAACTTAGCTACAAAGTCACCATAGTCCAGAGATTTTTCCATAAAGGCAAAAGTATCTGAACCCTCATTAATCAGGATGTTGTTAACTGCTCTACCAATACCTGAGTTATCAAAATCTTCCATCAATTCTTCAATACCCAATTTTTGTTTAAAAGTATTTCTGAATGTGAAATCTTTATCCAGACCTTGTTGTTCATAGCCAGCAGCAGATGAGATATTAGAGAACATACCTGCTTCTACCAATGGATGAATAGGTGAGTTATTCAAAGCATCTGACAAGTGTTTTACTTGAGCTTCCAGTATATTGCGTTTGTTAGTAGACAAGCTAGGGTCACGCATTTGAACATACAGTTCAGCCAGTTTAATACGATTATTAGTGTATTTCTTGGCTTCAGCAATACCTACTCTAGTTCTGTCCCTAATCTGTTTCAGAGGAATGTTCCAGTTAGCTAAATGAATAACGTTTGAAACCATATTCTGAACAGGAACTACGACAGAGCGAATCAAGATAAGCTCTTTCATATAGCCTACAGTACCAGCCCAAGCATCTTGTGCAGTCTTCAAATATTTGAGAGTGTCTTTGTTAACACCAAATGCACCCAGAACATCTCTGATGGTTTGTTGTACATTGTTAGGCAGGGTACTCTTACCTGTATAGAGATTCATAATATCAATACGGTTGTAACCAACAATATTGTCTACTTCACTCTTACGAATAGGCAGACCACCTAAATGATGGAACTCTGCTTTAGTACTATCAGGCAATTTACTGTAGAAGTCATTAAGAGTATTAGCATATTGAACATCCACTGGTTTATTGCTCTTAGGTTTTACCTTACCATCAAGAATCATCCATTCGCTCTTACGATTAGTGCTTTGGTACATATTGATAAGCTCTCTAGCATTCTTAGCATTTACTTTGGCAGTGTACTCTTGTTCAAAGTAACGACCTTGCAAGTTACCCAATGCACTAATACCTTCTTCAGTGGTTTGGAAAGTATTTTCTACAGTTGCAGAATCAACTTCCAGAGAGATACCTCTGAATGAACCATCACCATAAACCAATGGTTTAACATGAGATACTTCAGTCATTTCATCATAGAAATTACTGTCATACAGAGAAGCTTTAAATACATTCTGCATGACTTTTTCCATGTTAATGTTAGGGTCATTAACATAAGTTGCAACAGAACGTAAGCTCTCACCAGTATTGATGTTAGTACCAAAGTTAGTATCATCAGCAAAACCAAAAGAACCAGTTTGATAGCCAGTAATAGGATTGGTATCTGTAAACATTACAGAGTATTCCTTACCTAACCAGTCAACAGTTTTCAACTCACGGTAACCAATATCTACCAATTCATCATAGCTCTTAGAACCAACTCTAACTACTTGCATATCTTGGTTAGGATTTCGTTTGTTCATAACGATACCCTCTGTACCATTCAAATCATATTTATCACCCATGTGGTTAATATCATATGCTTGATGCATCATGGTTCTGAAAGCTTTGTATTGAGACAATTCAGCCATCTCTTTAGCAGCTTCTGGATTAGCATTCAATACATTATCTAAAGATTTGACTGCTACCATTTGCTCAATGATAGGAGACAGAGCATCAATCAATTCTTTTTTGGATTTACCATTACGATAGCTCTTATCCAATGGAATAGACGCAATGGCTCTAGCATTAGGCAGAATGAAATGAGATGGTACTGAAGAGTCAAACGCTTTAGCAGTACGATTAATCTGCAAGTCAGCCAAGCCTTGTGCTTGCCAATGAATAAAGTTCTCTAATTCAGGCTGTAAGCCTAATTTAGCTAATTCATTAGCCAAATCCAAACGAAGGTCATCATACTTATCTTTTCGCTTAGTAGAATCCTCTAACAGTTCTTTAAAGTTTGCTGAATTAGCATTAAAGATATTGTAAGCAGAAGTTCTGAAAAGAGAATCTGCAATAACCTTGTCAGTCTTAGCATTAATTTTCACACCTTCTTGTAAGAAAGCAGCATGGATAACATTAGGTACTGACTTACGGTTACGTTCCCTTACCTGTTCCAGAGTAGAGGCAAAGGCAGCTCTCATTGCATAGATACCTTTAGTATCATGTCGTTGCTGGATAAACAAACGAATCAATCTACCAACTGTATCAATACGACCTTTATCTTTGATTCTCTCTTCTAAGTAAGTCTGTAAGAGCTTACCAAACAAGCTGTCAGTATTATCTCTACCTTCCAGTGGCATCATTGCCCAGTCACTCATAATACCGTTCAGAAGAGTAGCAAAATCTGTAGGTAATTTAGAAGCAAGATTAGAAACATTATCAGCAATATTCAATCTGTCATCGTAATCTTTCATAGCTTCTCTGAGAGCATCATTATTGAAGTTGAAATATGAAGTATTTGCATAGTCATAATCAACAGCAGTTTGAGCCAAGAATCTAATCTGGTCTTCAAATGATGCTTTACCTTTGCTATTACCTGCTAAGAAGTCTTCAATAGATTTACCTACTCTATTCAAAAAACTCTCATCAGTTTCAGCAAGATTACTGATTAAACCAGTTTCATCAAGAACAGTTAACAATGCCAGAATTTGAGCTGTATTACCTCTTACCTTATCTTTCATTACCTCAAATACTTGAGGAGGAATAGTGTTCTCTAAATCCTCACTATTGTATATATCAGACAAGATAGAGTTAGCCAAAGTACTGAACTTACTGTCAGCGTCCATCAAGGATTGATATACATTGGACAGCATAGCAATACCACGTTCTTGGATTGGGTCAATGGTCATGCCTTTATTGCGTAAGGCTTGAACCAAATCACCAGACAGAGCAAAGATTACTTTATTAGCTGATGGTTGAGCTTGATTGATAAAAGAATTAAAAGCAGGATTAGCAGACAATTTATTCATCAAATCTTGTACAAAGTCTTTAGCAGGGTTTCTATTGGCAGAGAACAATGCTGGATTAATGTCTCCAGTGTTATCTGTCTGTTCAGCCTGTTCAGTTAATTTGTACATAGCTGCAAGCATATCACCAAACAAAGAGTCCTTACCTTTGACATCTTTACCAAACCATAACTGCATGAAGCTATTACGCAGGTTGCTCAATGCTCGTTTCAGTTTGCTAGAGAGTTTTTGCCATACACTACTACCTCTTGTTTTAGCATTAGAAGTATTAGCAATACGACTTACTAAGTTATCCTCAGTAAATGCATAAGCAAGAATTTCCTGTACGGCAGTATATTTCTCATTAGCATTTAAAGCTGGATTCTGCAATTTCTTAGCAAGAGCCAAGATAGCTACTCGTTTATCATTGTAAGCAGCAATTTCAGCAGCAGACAGGTTAAGGATACTTGCAACTTTATTACCCAAGAATGTTTCATCTTTGAGTGTCTGAGCCAAATCTTGAATGTGACTCATCAACACTTGTCCAGTAGCAACAAAATCAGGATTTGCTCTTCTGAATGCTTTACTAGCCTCATCCATAGAGAAGAGGTTATTCAAAGCTTTCTGCATAATTACATGGATAAGCTCATGGTTCAGAGTATTCAAAACAGGAGTATGGTCTTTGTTATGAATAAAGATACCAACGCCATCAAGAGCAACACCATTAGTATCAATAGCACTAGCTCCACTTAAATCATATCCTTGTCTCTTAGCTTCATTAGCAAAGGCATTAAAGTCAGTGTATACCTTAGTATCTTGTAAGTTGAGCTTTTTAGCCCAGTTAACTAAGAAAGAGTTAAATCTTCCACTAAAGTACTTACTAGTTTTATCGGTAATAATTTCACCAACTGTAGTTACACTTTCATCTCTTAAGCTAAGAATATCCTCTTTTGCAGTAGGAAGTGGATAAGCTTGTTCAGCTTCTTTCTTGTACTTATCAACCTTATCTTTTAAAGAATGGTTTCTTGTGAGAATAAATTCATTAAAACCCACTTGATATTTAGGTTTAGATTCTTTATATGCAAGAAACTCTTCTTTTAGTTTCAAAAGATTATTTACTGTTTTCTCATTGTAGTTAATAGCACTACCAGTACCTGTACCACCAAATGTACCAATAAGAATAGGTAAATCATTTT